TTGTTGATAGCGGTCACGTTGTTTTGTCCATTCTGACACTTGATAAGATACCGACCGCCCATTAAAGCTCACTTGGCTTTGGGCGTTTTCAATTTTTTCATCAAGCGTTCGGATTTTTTCTTCTAATTCGTCTCTTTCGTAGATAGCCATTTTTGCCCCAATAAAAAACCGCACTTTTTTACGGTGCGGTTAGTTAAGTAGTGGTAACTCAATTTGCAATTTATCTTCAAAGATTTTTAGTGTTGCTTCAAGCAACGGCTTTTTACCTTTCCATTCATTTAGCGCCTTACCACAAACACTTGCTAATTGTTTTTCGGCCTTATGCTCGCCCAAGGCTTGGTAATATTGCTCGAGTAATGAGGCGTTACCTTTTGCCATCTGATCTGCCATGTAGTCAAAGGCTTTAATGTAAGATATTTTAATCCCCATTGCCTTTTTAGACTTATACCCCATTACTAATAGTAAAAAACCGTTTTTAGTTAATTCGTAGTAGGGTTGCGGCTTTCCGTTCTGTAATTCATTGTTTTTAAAGCAAAGTCCAAAGTTGGATTTTGTAAAATCATCTTCTTCACAGTTTTCTAATAGCAATCTGATATCACGCATAACATGACTATGCTGCTTGCTGAAAACTTTTGCCACAATTTCCGATGTTGTTACAGTTTGATGATCTTTGATTTGTATAAATTGTTTAAAATTTTCGGGATTTGCTAATTGCATTTTCTGCCTCCAAATTTAGATAATAAAAAGCCCCAACTATCTCTAGTCAGGGCTTGAGTTATTACCGCAACATATCCACCTTTTTATAGGCTCGGTATCTACCGATTTAAGGCTGTCTAGGAGTTAAAGCCAACCGCTTTTTTTACTTCCGCCACCATTTAGCCAATTACTTTTTGTCTTGGCTTTCGGTTGCGGTTTAACTTGTTCAATTTCTACCGCACTTTCTGTTTCTTCTTCCTGTGCGGCTGTTTCTTTTCGGATTACATTAGGGTTTACGCTTGGCAATTTCGCCCAATATGGGACATTATCCTCATCTCCCCACTTAATACGCTCATAACCACGCAAAATAGCGATCGCATGGGCATAGCAAAATAAGTCAAACGCCTCATTATTGCCCTTACCAGGTTTACGCCATTTGCCGTCTTGTCCGCGCTCCTCATAAGTCAGCTCATCAAAAAACCATTCGCCAAGCCACGAAGGAAAATGAATATAGTTAGCTCCAACCGTATCACGGCTTAAGGCATTGCTAATTCGGTCTTTTAATTGATCTGTTTGGAGTAAATACAAAGGCACATCACCACGTGCTTTAGCATGACGATCTGACCGTGAGGTGTTATCAGGATAAGTGCGAGAAATCAGTTTTTGGCGCTTGGTGCTATCACCTTTGACGAGATACACTCGTTTTGATATGCCATCACGCTTGCATCTGCGCCAAAACTTATAGGCGTTATCTGTTACACCGTCCTCACCGCCACTATCCACCGCCATTGCAAGGATTGGCATAAATCCGCCATCTAAGCCCTCGATGCGATATTGCTTATTAAGCACATCACTAATGAGTAAATCCCAGTCCTCAGGGTAGGCGGACGGATCAATCGGGAGACTTTCTCCATCGGAATTGCTCCGCATTGATGATTTAATGTTGTATCTATCAATGAGCCACCGTTCGCTATTTTCACCATAGCCAACAATTTGGACGACAAAACGGCGATTCCGCCCACCCTGTACATCAACCGCAGCTAATAAAAAACGGCACCCATAAGGCACCGTTCTTTTTTCTGTATCTTCTCGCCGCTCCATTAGTTCATCGCTTTGACGTTGTTCTAGTGCGGAGCGTGGTAAATAAGGCAATCCCCAGTCTGTATTTGTTACTGCCTTTAGCGTTTCTTCACTACCTGTCATTTCAAATTCATGTTCAGCGGTGAGTAATTTATAGGTTAATTGCGCCCATGTTTGGTAAGCGGCTGCAGGGCCTTCCAGCCAAAATGATGCAATACGTGAGTTTCTGCCATCGCCATGGATTACACCATCTTTATCTATCATTTGCCCCTCTTTTAACCACTTGCCGCCGATGTTTAATGCGCGTTTCTTATCAGGCTCGATCAGTGTTTGACAGTGTGGGCATTGCAATCGAGCTTTTTCGCTTGCCTTAACATAATCAGTGTCATCTCGATAGCCGACCATGTTAGCCATTGATGGCTCAAACCAATCAGAGCAATGTGGACATTGCCAGTAAAAACGACGTCTATCTCCTCGGTTATACAGAGATAAAATACCAGTTGTCGGAGGTGCTTCGTGTGTTGATTTTGGGTGATGCTTTAGATCGACAATATCCTTACCTGGCGAACTCTCTACAAGTGTCATACCAGCACTCATAAATGTAGTCGTACGTTTGGACGCTAAACTAAAGCCATCGCCCTCACCGTCCACATCATCTGGCCAGCGGTCGTAGTCAGTTAATGCAACGTATTTGTAGTCAGACGATGACAATACATTAATTGATGGCCAACCAATCTTTAACAGGTTACCCGCTCTAAAGTATTTATCGTGTACGTTGTTGTCGTTTTTACGCGGGCTTAATCTTTTAGCTATCTCAGGCGAGCATCTAAATGTGCGGTCTAAACGTTTGCGACTGTGTTCGCTCGCCTTTTCTTGTGTTAGTTGCACAAGCAAAAAATCTGACGGGTCGCAAACAATCGAGTAGGTTATCCACCCATCAATTAGACCAACCGTTTTACCGGTTCGCGCAGGTCCGACAAAAATCACCGCATCATACTCACGAGAGTTAAGACAGTCCATCGGCTCTAAAATATATGCCGCAGTGTCTTTATCCCATTTAACAGAGTTTCCGCCACCAACAGGCACGCGCATATACTCAGCGACTGCCTCTGACACCTTCATTCGACGTGGAGGCTTAAGCAGATTTGCAATGTCTCGTCTAATGTCTTTAGCTGATGCAAACATTACCGCTCCTCTGACTTATCATCGCCAGCCTGTATGTGCGATGACATTTGCGACTTAACGTCATCAATTACCTGTATTACACGGGTTAATTGTGACGGTGTTAATCCACAGTCACGCTCTAAAATATCTGGTAAAGTATCAAGTGACTGCACTACTGCTTTTGCCAAAAAACTCATCTCTTGAGCAACTTCAAAAGCGGGTACTAGCTCTCCAGTGTCGCGCTCATATTTAAGTCTTTCGTTCTCCGCCTGCCAAAATGCCCGTCTCTCAACGGGTGACAAACTATCAACATCTGCCGTCATTTTTTCGGCAAGCCCGATTTTGATTAAATCGGATATTGCGTATAACTTTAATTTTGAGTTACTACCGATAGCAGGAGTAAGTCCTGCGACCCGTTGCGACACGGTCTGACGGTGCATTCCGACAAGTTCGGCAATCTGATTTATATTGAGTTTTAAATCGAATAAATTATCCATACCGAGACCGTAAAAATGCCTAAAAAGTAAAAAAGATGATGATGCCTAAGATGTCAAAAAACTGTCGAAAACCGCGCGCCCGAAACCCCGTGGAAAGGGGTATCCTCTCAGGAGTACCTTTTAATCTTTAAAATCAAGCCTTTAAAATAAAAAAAGACCGCACTTTATTTGGCGGTCTTTCGTTTTTCATTTGGATTCTTTGCTATACAAGGACTATCTCTTTAACTCCTTGCTTAATGGTATCAACAAGGAGCGTTCTATTTTCTGCATTAGCTTGGATATCTTTATCCATATACAAATAAGCAGCAATTTGAGAGAGCAAATCATTTAACTGGCTAGATAGCACTCTGTGCTCAAACTCTGGCAACTCACAATTATTTGGCTCTACCCATTCATAAATAATTTTAATCTTGGTGAACAGGTCGGCCAAGTCGGAGTCACGAACATTATCGCTGTTAATTTTGCTTATATCCAACAACACAGGCTTAATAAAGTCTATAAAGTTTCTATTCACAGCCTTACTTAAAAGATAGAGGCGCAACTTTAATCCAGGTACTTTATATACTTTCTCGTAGTGTGGTTTATTATCTTCCATTGTTATTCCCGTTAATCGTTTTAACTTATGAAATATTACTACCACAAAAGAATAAATCAACCTTAGATTACTTACTGTTCTTTGTGCTTTCAATCCACCTATTGATGTTTGTAATTTGACTAGCGCACATATCACGCTCACCTTGCACTATGATTAAGTGCTCTACCGCCTCGCCGTATGTATTGCCAGTGAATGGAGTTTTCGCACAAGGCATTAGAAATGCTTGAGGCGGATAAATATACTCCGTCTTAGTTGTTACCTTATTAGTGCAACCGCTCAATAGCATCGTCATAGATGCGAGTGTTATAACAAGGCTGTGATTTAATAATCTTTCTGACAACTTGCACTTTGTCTTGTGTTGCTTGTTTGATTTCATCATTGATTACTCTCTGTTGCTCTACTGCTTGGCGTTCCGTCTCAATCGTATCTTTTAACGATTGATTAACCTGCTCTTGGCTTTTAATGGTTTGGGATTGCACTTGGTTTTCGGCTCTTAACTCATCTATATTCTTTGATTGGTGCCAAATCCAACCGCACAAGCCCAAAATGGTTAATGCGATGATTGCTATTGCGTAGATTTTAAATCTGCTAAACATAATGCTTTTTCCTTTTCTCTACGCTTAATCAAGCCTTCTAGTTTTCGACCGCCAGCATAGACCCAGCGTGTAAGTTGATTACACCCAGCAGCATAATTACCGCTCCGCATTAATCTAAACATTGTCGAATTTTTAAGATTACCGCATCCGTTATTAAACGTAACAGATACCATAGCATCAAACACAGATTGTGGTAATGTTCTGCCATTGGCGTATCTATCAACGCACGATTCAGCGAGCTTGATGTCGTTTTTCCAACGGTAGGCAATTTCTTCATTCGTGTATTTCTTACCAGGCTCTATCTTTTGTCCTGAGTATTCTGTTGAGCCAATACCAACAGTTAATACATCAGCAGGGCATTTATATGGAGTCGCCATACAACCCTCTGCGTTACCGATTATTTCTGCTCCAACTGGACTTAATCTTAATTCGCTGCCAAATTGAGAGTACATAATCCCAATAACTGCAACAACAGAGCAAGCGCCTAGAGCCTTTCTAGTCTTCCCCAACACCATCATCAAGCCCCCGCTCTAATCGTTTCATCCTTGCCTTGTGCATTTCTTCTGCTCTGCGCTCTTCGTTTTCTCTTGCTTTGCCCTCTTGGCATTTAGCGTACATATTAACGAGACCACTGATTAAACCGATGATTAAACCAAAAATAGCTAGCCATTCTTGGAATGAATACATCGCCCAGAATGCGCCAAAGCCAGACCAAAAAATACTTTGATTCCCTGCGTCTTTTAACATTCTCATACTCCACCTCGCTGTTTGTTTGCGGGGCAATAAAAAAGCTCACGTTTATTGTGTGAGCTTGGTGTTTGGATAATAAAAAACCCCGACCGTTTCCGATCAGGGCTATAAAATTTACTTATTGCGTTCGCTATGCGCTAAAACCGCAACTTATACTTTATACTACAATTTTACTTGCAAGTAATCAAGTGTTTTTTATCTTTTTTTTAAAAAAAATACACCATATTTCAAAAGTGCGGTCTTTTTGAGGTGCGTATTCTACATTTCGCAGCGTTGTTTTATCTGCGCTCTACTGTTATGTAGTAATTGTGATGAAGGAAGGTGTTCCAATAATCTTTTAATTATCGGTTGAGTATCATGGATAACCTTGTTACACCATCTTAAATTAAATTCAGGTGAACTATAAAGATTTCCATGAATGATTGGTTGTATTTTTCGCAACAAGAAACCGACACTATCGGAAAAGCGTGTAAATGCCATCCATGTATTAATCAAGTCTTTAAGTTCGCTCTCAGTTAAATTAAGATTCATACTTGATTCTTTCTTTTCCTCAATTATCAATTCACCCTCTAGCACGATTTTATGAATATACTCTACCGCTTGAGGTAATTGTTCTAATGTCAAATCTTCGATTGATTCCACATTAAAGCGTTGATGGATTAAATGGTAAGCATCGGAATAAATTAAGCCTTTCTTACTCACCAACATATTCACGGCATTGCGTAGGCCTGTACGATCGTCTGCGGTTGTTTTTGATTCATATTTGCCTGTTTTACGGATTGCCGGCAAAACCTCTGCTGTTACCCATTTTCTAAAACGGTGTGGAACAGATCCTTTTTTCACTGCATCACGGCAGCGTAAGATCAAAGTGTACATTCCGCTTTCGCTGATGATAGAAATACTTTGCGCGCCTTTTCCTGCCTGACTGTCGGTTAAACCGATAGTCGCCTTTTCATCATCATCTAGCTTTAATAAAGCATCGCTTACGTTAGATATTTTTAACGTGTCACAAACGTCCTTAGCAATAAACCAAGGCTCATTGTTAATTACTAAAGCGCGGATTGATTGATTTTCAAAATTGAAAGTTGAGAGTTGTTTGGTTTGAGTAGTCATTTGAAGATTCCTTTTGAGAGAAACCCCGATAGTTCGGGTGGTCGGCAGCTCAAAACCTGTCTTCAATCAGGCGGAGTTATTCCCTTTCGGTATTGTATTCCTCGCACTGCCGACCATTTGTAAATAAATTATCTTTTTTTTGACCGCTTACAATGGGTTAAATAATGGCAAGGTTTAACTCACTGGATTTTAGGTACAAAAAAATCACGCTAACGGGGTGAATTACCGTTGAAGATAAGGTTTTTGAGACCTTGAAACACATACTAATAAAAAGCCCCTTTGTAGTCAAGGGGCTTATATTTATTTTATTGCTTATTTACATATTGAGGTAATAAAAGATCAAGCATATCTTGCATTTGATTTTGTGCTTTATTACCTTCAAAAGGCATTTTATTTACTTGCCCCATAGCCATTTGAGTTTCGCTCCAAGCATTTACCCAAACTTTAGAACCATTTCCTTTTTTTGATACTGAAAATCTTAATTTATTTTGTGGAGTAGTTGAGTAGGCATTACCTATAGCAAGCTGAGTAAAGAATCCTTGAGCTCCTTCAGCTTCTTTTGCGCAAACTACATAGTTTTTATTTTGTTCTTCAACAACAAATCCTTTGTCATTGCAATATTCAGTGATTCCATTAATAACCTGATCTACAGTTTTGTTTGGAAATTCAGTCTCAGGTTTTCCTGAAGATGTTTGTTTTTTTAACGGTTCTTGAGCACACCCTACCAATAATGCGCAAGCTAACCCAGTTAATAATAATTTTTTCATTTTTTGGCTCCTGTTTATTGTTTTAATAAATTAGCTAACTTTACTATAAATTAACTTTAAATATTGTGATGTGTGTCTCAAAATAAAAATCAGAACAAATCATTTTTGACTTATTCGGACTTGTATCAATCTAAAAACATAAACTTAATTTTAGCAGCCACAAAAGCACCTTTTAAGAATCTAACGCCTTGCGCACGCTCCCGATACATCTTGGCTGGTGAGATATTAAGGGCATTACAAATCTCTCTCTCGCTTGCTTGTTGAACGTATAGAGCCATTAGAATTTGATATTGCAATAAATCGTCATCGTGTAGGTTCATTATTTGCTTTTCAATCTTTAAACACTCATCATCTGTTAAGAACTTGATATAAGCCTTTCTCGCAGTCGGCAGCACGGGGATTGAAATTGTAGTGCTTGGGTATTCTGTTCCAATTCTGTCACGCCCCCAGCAATTACCCCATTTTTCTAAAATTCGCTCAACGCTATAACTCATTCTTGGCTCCCGTCTAAGTCTTTAATTTTAGCTCTATAAACCTTGATTAATTCTTTAAGCTCGGATATTTCCCATTTCTTAATTCGATGTTGATTTTCTTCTAACCACCGAACTTCTTGCTCGCCGATCTTCTCGACCAGTCTCGGTCTATATCCGTGTATATTTCCACCACCAACAAAGAGATTGCATCTAATACAGCCAGAATGAATGTTTCTCTCGTCAAATCTTAGGAATGAACTTCTGCCTTGCGGGATAAAATGTGAGGCTTGAAAACTTGGTTTCCATACTGCACCGCAAGCGATACAAGGCTGACCTTTGTCTCTTAATCGGATGAATTTATTCACTTCTTTTTGAAGAGCTTTCAACCAATGACCTCTGTCGTTTTCTAGTAGCTTTTTCTTGCGTTCTTTTAGTTGAGCCTTTTCCTCTTTCTCTTTTTTCTTCCTAGCCTGCTCTTTGGAAAGGATAATCGCACATTTAGGCGAGCAGACTTTCTGTGTTGAGCTTATTGTTTTCACAAAGTAGTCACCGCAGACTTTGCATTTGTATTCCTTAGGTTTATTCATATCTACCACCATTTACCGGTAAGAAGAATCACAATCGCACAAACGCAAGCGTACCCAATAATTAAAATCTTTAACTCTTTATCACTCATCATCAGCTCCACAGATAAAACAAATAATTACGGCGGTTACTGCAAATAAAACAATCGATAAGGCTATTTCTTCTCTCATACCAATCACCAGAAAAACGCATATAATTGATTTAAAATGTTTTCATCTTTTGTATCGTTGAAAACGTACTTTATGGCAGCGTTAATTACCGCACTCAAACATTCTCCACGCTCTATATCGTCCATTTCATCCCATTTAAGGCTTTGCGCCTCTTTGTGTATTTCTCCTGTATCAAAGTTGATAAACTCATCAAAAAAACCGGCTAATATAGTTAAACGCTTTCTAAAATGATTGAATTGTTTAGCCTCGTCTGCGCAAGCCATTTCTGTGTTGTCTGCCACATAGTGATCGAAACAAAATTTGAAGAACGCAAACAGTTTTCTGTGCAGCTTTGGATTGTTTCTTTTTTTGAGGGAAATTTCATACAATCCACCATTTTCAAGCTTTTTTAGCTTATCTAGGTACATGTCATCAGCGGGGCAAAACACCCCGCCAGCGTTTTTAATCATCGGGATAATCATTCATATCCACCGCACTTTTTAACAAAATCAAGACTTACTGAACGCATTACAAAATCTTGCATTGTCGGATCAAACACAATAACCATTTGCCCCTTGCTGTTGCCTTTGATTTCCTTGCCTGTTATCGGGTGAATAAATGCAATTCGTCCGCCTGTAATATCAATCACTTCATTTGCAACGTTGTGAATGTGGTTTTGATACCACTGTGTAGATTTGTCGTTATTGAGTAACATCACGACTAAATGTCCAGCATCGCGTAATTCTTTTGCTCTAATTAAAAACGGCGTCACGTTGGAATATGGCGGGTTCACATAGATTTTTAAATTTTCTTTTTCGCAGCAATTTTGGAATCCACGCATAGAGCAAGTTAAAAAATCAAAATCGGAATCGATATATTCTTTACACAAAGAGTTTTCACTACTTGCGCAACCGTCAATATCAAAATCAAAGCGCTTGTTTAGCCAATTAAAAAAATACTTAGGTGTGCGCCATGTGTCTTTATCAAATTTTTGTTCTGTCATTAGTTGGCTCCTTTTCCATAGGTTTTCGCATAGCTTTTCTGTGCTTGTTGCGGTTTTTCGTTTAATTCTTGATAGGCTTTCGCTTGGTCGCAATCAACAAAGTGACCTTTATCAAATCTCATATATGCAGTGCCTAATTCACCGAAACGGTTTTTAGTGATGATTGCTTCTGAATACGGATTGTCTGTATCGGATTTATACGCACCCTCACGGTAAAGCATAATGATTTGGCTTGCGTCTTGCTCAATCGAACCTGAATCTCTTAAATCAGAGTTTGCTGGACGTTTCACTGCTCGACTATCTACTTCACGGTTGAGTTGGCAAAGTAAAATAATCGGAATATTGAAATTCTTGGAAAATGTTTTGAGCTTGCTCATTGAATTGGCAATGGCTTGTGTTAGATTGATGTTATTTGCTTGTTTGTGATCCATTAAGCCTAAATAATCAATCACGATTGCGGATAGACTGCCTACTTCGCCAAGGTGTCTTTCGGTAATCGCACAGATTTCGTCTGCTGATAAACCGCCACGGTCAACGAAATAGATTTTTTGCTCACGAATATCACTGATTGCGTTGGTTAAACGGTTGTAATCTAAATCGTCTAAATCTTGAGGGTTGCGGAGTTTTTTAACACCAACACCACCAGTCGTACTTAACAAGCGGTCGATTAATTGGAAATTTCCCATTTCTAAGCTAAAAAATAATACTGAACCGTTGTTTTTAGTGATGTTTCGTGTGAGCGTTAGGCTGAATTCTGTTTTACCTGTACCTGGACGACCAGCCACCACTACGATGTCAGTAGAATTGATGCCGCCTAGAATGTTATCCACTGCCTCAATGCCGGTATAAAGTAAACGCTCTTTAAAATCGCTTTTTGAGCGCTTTTCTAGCACGTCAATGTAAGAATCCATCAATTCACCCATTGCCACAGGTTTGATTTCTGTTTTGCTGACAAGAAGTTTTTGAATTTGATTTAACGCTTTTTGAGTTAATTCGTTCACTTGGCTTTCGTTGCGAGCTTGTGACATTTCGCCAGCAAGTTTAAGCATTGTTTGTTGAGCTGACCGGTTTACCCAAGAAGAATGGATTTTTTTAGCATAACCTAGAAGATTTCCGCCATAGGTCGCACCGTTTGCCATCTCTGCTAACGTTGCTAGGTTTTCGCCATAGTCTTGAGAAAGTAACAGGAAGTCGATTAAATCGTGTTTACGGGCTTGTTTGCGAATGTTTGCGTATAAAGCACCTAGATTGTATGTAGCAAACATTTCAGGTTCTAACCAGCTAATCACCTCCCGAGCTTGAGCAGTTAATCCTGTTGCTAGCATTGAGCTGATTAGTCCGTATTCCAGGTTGTAGTTATTATCTTGCGTTACCATTACCAATTTCCCTCTAAAACTTTGTCCAGTGTTGTCTCTCTCAAGATATATTCAAAATCTGCTTTCCAGCCTCGATTGTTTTCACCAAAATAGAAATTTGTGGCGGACTTTAAGAAGTCTTTGAAATACTCACCAAGCGCGGACTCTACATCGGTCTCAATTTCAAATCGTTTAATAAACACTTGAGCAAGTTTCTTAATCGCTTTCTTGCGTTTATCACTTAACTGTGATGGATTAGCGATTAGTGGTAGGGTTGAATTTAATTCTTTCACCAAGGTGTTGTATGTTTCCGCTACTGCTGAATAATTCACCTTGATTGAGTTTTGTTTTTTGTCAGTGTGCGGCTTGTCCGCACCCCCGACTTCTGAATGTTCTGCGTTAGCAGATTCCCCGTTAAGGGGTAAGGGGTTATTTGTATGTAATCTAGTGTTGTAATCTAGTGTATTAACGAATGTCACTTTGTCGCACTCCCGAATGTCACTTTCGGACATTGGGGAATGTTCGTTTTGTGCATTCGCCAATGTTGCTAATAATTCGTCTAATTTTTCACAGTCGATTTTGTAATACATACGATGTTCTAGGCGTTTATGAGTTTCGATTAGCACGCCTTTTTCACGCAGTAATTTGCGAGCGGTTTCCTGCTCTTTTCTTGACAAACCAGTTTCAATTTCTAATTCTTCTTGAGTTTTATATACACCAAGCTCCGAGTCGGATTTATCTTGCCAGTAGAAGATTTGCTCAAAGAATACTTCAGCAATAACACCACCAAATAGACGTGCTAAATTTGGGCGATATGCAATCACTCTACCTGTATTTTTTAGCATTTCTGATGGTTTCATATTTCCAATTCCTTAATAGCTTGTTCTGTTACTCTGTCGTATTCTTCTTGGTTTGCGTTTCGCTCTCTTAGCTCTCTTTTAACTGTCTCGTACGCTAGGATTTTTTCTCTATCGTCTAAGCTAGCTACAAATTCGGGTGAGAATAATCTTTTCATATCAAGCCTCCAACCAATACTGAGCAACACGTTTTCCGCTTGGCACGGTAATCATTTTGCTGATGATATTGTGACCGCGCTTTTTAAGGTCATAGATACGAGCGCCAAGACGTAAGCAGTTAAAACGCTTTTCTGCGTCTAAGTGCGTTAATCTTTCGCCGTTTTTGAGTGCTTTTAAAATCTGTGCTGATTGCGCTTGACTTGTCGTCTCGTTTTGATTAATATTTTCCATGTTAATTTTTTCCTAAATTGCCACGGTTGCCGCCGTGGTTTTTTATTTCCGTTTATTTAGCGCAATAACGCACTCGATTGAGTGTTGTGTCGCTGCTAAATGTTTGTTTAATAATTTTCGAATAATCTCTTCTTCTCCTTGGGTGATTTCGCCATCTTTTAACGCATCTTCCAATACACCAAAAAGCATGCCTCTAGCTGATAATTCGTGCAGTTGGATATTTGCCATTTCTACTGCATCTAGATTGTCTGCATCGGTGTCTTTTACAAATCGTCCACCAGCATTACGACAAAGCTCCTCGATAAAATCAGTGCAGCCATACTCGAGTTGGATAGCAATCAATTCTTCGTTTTTAAAGCGTTGGCCCTTTGTTTGATAAAGACGATTATTTAATTCACTTTCAGTAAATCCTAAGAATCCAGCTACCGCACTTTTACCACCTGGTACTTTCTCGATCATTTCTATAATGGTTTTTTTCATTGTCATAATTTTTCCCACTTTTTTATGGTTTTCTTTTTCGCCAATATGAGTAAATTAGTTATCAGTTAAATTTGCCAAGGAATGTAAAATCTGCTTTTCAGTAACCTTGCCTTTTGTAGCCTTAACGATTCGCGGGATATACTTAGCGTTAATACCGCCACCATTAAGCCAAAAGCTGACGGAAACCTGAGAAACTCCGCATTTTTGACTTAGCTTTACCTGAGAACCGCAAATTGAAATTGCTTTTTCGATTGCCTCGTTCTTCATAGTTCACCTTTAATTAAAATTCTTATACATAATATAAGATACATTATAAATTGTAAAGAGTTTCTTATTTGATTTTATATAAGTTTATTTATAGGATCGGTCGATCAAGGAGAGTTTTATGAATACACTTGCTGAAAGATTGCAGTTTGCAATGGACAAAATGGGGAAAAACCAAGTTGAATTAGCCGCATTAGCTGGGACATCACAAGTAACGATCAGTAATATTTTGAACGGAGTTACAAAAAGCCCTAGAAATGGCTTACAAATAGCCAAGGCTTTGAAAATTTCGCCAGAATGGCTCTTGAATGGCACAGGAGAAATGGTACAAACCCAAATAGAATCAAACGTAGCCGAAACAGGTTCTTTTGATTTGTGGGATCGCAATACTCCGTTAAACGATGACGAGGTAGAAGTTCCGCTTTTCCAAGAAATCCGATTAGCTGCCGGAAATGGTTTTGCTGATGACATTATGGATTACAACAACTTCAAACTGCGCTTTTCACGCGCTACATTAAGACGGCAAGGCGTGCAGTATGAAAATGCAGTATGCGTGGTAGCAGACGGTAATTCAATGGAGCCAGTTATTCCGAACGGCGCGACCGTCGGCATCGATACCGGCAATAAGACTATTCGCGATGGTAGCATTTACGCCATTAATCACGGCGGGCTATTGCGGATCAAACTGCTCTACAACATGCCAAACAATCAAATAAAAATCCGTAGCTATAACACAGATGAGTACGACGACGAAATAGCCGACCTCAACGAAGTATCTGTAATCGGTAAAGTATTTTGGTACTCGGTTTTGCTATAAATACCAAAGGGGAAATTGATATGGTAAAAAAATTTGAAGATGTGAAACAATCTATTATTGACGCACAATTAGCCTCCATAACTAGCGATAAAATGATAGGTGAAATAACGAGCGGTATGAGTAATGTTATTTCAGCGCATGATATTATCAAGCGCTTAGGGATTACACCCGACGAATTTCAAGAATTAGTCAATTTACCTAATCACTATTTACGAAATACCGGTGGCACATTCGCGGAAGCTCTTTATAGATCCTCAAGATTATTTGATTCACATGTTGAATTGATTAATAGAGACTTGGAAGGTAAAAGCACTTTCCCGAAACCTGATTTTTACATCTTAGGGAAAGCTAGATGGAAAAAAGAAACCTTTAAGAAGTGGTTAGAAGAACAACACCAATAAAAGAAAAGGCAAGCTAAAAGCTTACCTTTCCTGAACCGCAAAAAAAGCGATTCTCACACTTTACAAAGCGATCCGGCTCCTATGTCCGGGGCTTCGGGTCCGTTGCCAGTGCGAGTATTATCACACTAAATAAAATTTGAGTAAAGAAAAAAATATGCTTTCTAAACAAATTATAAGTATTTCAGAAAGTCGGTTGAACGCATATCTATTTTGTTTCTACCAAAACGATAAAGCTAAACAGAAAGAAGCGATTGCGGTATATACAGCATTACAACATCGTACGGGGATTTACTTTTCTTTAATACAAGAGATTGAAGTAGCCTTACGAAATGAAATCAGTGAATTGCTTCGTAACATTGCTCCTAATAATGACTTATACAAATTTTTCCATTACTTAGCACAGGATAACAGTGCCCCTTTAACTACCGAATCAAAGCGTCAGTTAAAGAACGCGATCAACGAATGCAGTAAAAGAAAATATAACGAAAATGACATTATTTCTCATATTACTTTTGGCTTTTGGGTCAATCTATTTGACTATGATCCTAAAAGGAATCAACATGTTGCCTATTGGCAAAAAGTGCTAAAACCTATTTTTAACCATAGATTTAGCAATTTTAAAGAGTTATATAATACATTGAAGCAAGTAATGCGATTTCGTAACAGGCTATATCATCAGGAAGTTGTATGGAATAAACGCATCGCAAAAAAACCTAGACACGCTTTGGATAATTTAGAAAAAACCTATAAAAAATTTGAAATCACACTACAAAAAATTGCGCCTGAAAGGTTTATCTTTCGTCAGCTTTCACAAGCTCTAATCTGGCAACGAAATATTTTCTTTGATCAACAAATCTTCGATGCCGAAATCACTGTTCTGCCCCAACACATCACCTAAACCACCAGAAGGTGGTTTTTTATTAACATTTAAACTCCGAAATCAACTCCTCTAGCACAATCCTCTCTTGCTCATTAGCACGCACAATCCTCAACTCTTCATCTACGCGCGACACTATCTCATTAATCCCTAAGCTATTAATCCCTTCGCAATTCAGCGAGATTAGCCATTTTTTAAACTCTTTTTTCATAATT